CGTGAGAGCGTGGGTTCGAGTCCCACTTATCCCGCCACTAGCAAAACTTAACTCATCTGTTATAAGCTTGTCGTATCTTCCTCTTGTGGTTAGAGGAACAACCTTGCGGGTCAAGCCGCAGTTACTACAAGGAGTGCCCCATGGCAAAAAGACGTTACGATTCAAAAACAAAATCTATGGTTGCAGGCTTCAGGGAAGGCTCAAACTCTTCTGATTATCCTGTCTCATCAAGCGACGGTCTCTTTCCTAGGGACGTTGTTGTGAAAGAATTCCCACAAGCCGGCTATCATACCGCGCCTACGCCTTATGATGGTATCTCGGGTATTGATGGGCAGCTGAATAGCGATGCCGCTAAGTTGAGTAATGGCAAGAAGACCAGGACATACTAATGCCTGGCGCACCTCGTCCTAATAACAAGGCTAAAGAGATAGCATTACGTGTTTTAGGGAAACTGAAACCTAAAAAGCGTAATAAACAAAATCAGGTACCACTTCAAGAGCAAGTAAAAACTCCCTTAAATGCGACCTTTGATGGTGGGCTTGGTTGATGCACTGCGATGAGACGTCTAACGTCTAATTCCTACGGGGGGTATCCTTCATTACCCCCCCAACAAAACCTCAAAGGGTTTATCATGTCAAAATATATATACCTAATGTCAGGCGTGGCAGTAATAGTTACCATTATTATGGTGGCTTTTTATAAATTCGGTGGTGAATAATATGGCAAAGAAGATGAGTAAAAAAGCAAAAGTTATTAAGTCAGAGATGCAGAAATTTAAAGCTGATGAACTACACAGCGGTTCTAAAAAAGGGCCTCTTGTGAAGAGTCCTAAGCAGGCTCTAGCGATCAGCCTCTCTGTTAGTCGGCGTAAAACTAAGAAGAAACCCATTAAAAAGAAAGCAGTAATGATGGTCAAATAGCTCTTCTTTCAGATAGAAATCATGTTAATACCCATGTGTAACAGCGTGGGTATTTTTATTGTGTTTATACACCGATTGTATTATCTTTTAAGGCAAATTGAGAGGTAGCACATGATGAAAAAGAAAATATTAGCTCCCCGTAAAGAGACTCTTGGCAAAATAGCTCGTGAGATTATGGAGAAGCCGCAAGACTCACGCGACCCGATAGAGTTAGCCAGGATAAACGAGCAAGACTATATAAAGAATCTCTTTGAGTGTCTTGAAACGCATAAACAAATCTTTAAACACTCTGATTTCTTTATAGAGGTGTTGACTAAGAAAGAACCACTTATAAAGAATGTAGTTCGCAATTTCTTTGCGGGACGTTTAGCATGCCCAACGCCGTTTTTTGATCAATCGGTGTATATGTATCACTGGTATGATGACAAGCTGGAGCTATTATGGGCTCTCCCCGTAGAAGAAGCGTGTCGAATATATCGTAATTATGCACTTGAAGTGGTGCCTGAAGAACGCGCTCTTTTGGGGCATATTCTTGATTACTATGATGGCACACTCTTAAGATTAGCTATGAAATTAAATGGTGAAACGCTAGAATCACCACAGATAGAGTTAAAAATAATCGAGCATTAACCCAAGGAGCCGATGCATGTCAGATGATATCAAGAATGAAGCATTGCAAGAGCTGGCAGAACAAGCTACTGAAGTAGAACAAGTTGAAGAAGTTCAACCTACTCCTGATGAGCAACCTGAACAACAGCAAACAAAAGCACCGTCACAGTCCTTTAAGGAGCTGAGAACAAAGAACGAAGATCTTGAAAAACGCATGTATGAACAGGAGCGTTTCTACCGTCAAGAACTTGAGCGTGCGCGCGTCTATCAACAACCACAACAGGTTCAACAACCACAAGAACCTGAGCTTGGTGATACTGATATTGTTGAGTATCGTCACGTAAAGAAAGAGTTTAATCGCCTTAAGTCTGAACTTGATCAGCTTAAGCAGCAATCAGAGATACAACGCCTTCAGACTAAGTATTCTGACATAGATACTATAGTCAGCATGCAGAACCTGGAAAAGCTTAAACAGGTTGATCCTGAAGCTTATATGGCTGTTGAAGCTGCTCCTACGCTTTATGCTAAGGGTGTTCTAGCCTATAAACTTATTAAGTCTTCTGATATAATCACCAAGCCAAACGATGATTACGATTATGAGCAAGCAGCGATTAATCGTAATGCACAGAAGCCTAAATCCATCTCAACGGTACAGCCTCAACGGGGGACTAACCCGCTTACCAAGGCTAATGCTTTTGCTAATGGCCCAGAATTGACTCCTGAGTTGCAGAAATCGCTCCTAGAAGAGATGGAAAACAGCATTAAGTCAGGTCGCAGATAACCTGTCGCGCCATAGCCTCGGCGACGGCGGAAAAGTACTCTCTTATGGTACTGAACCTATAAGAATTGAGCCGGTAGCACAAGCGCCGGTTCTTTTTTCATGTCTCGGCGTAGCCCTGCGGAGACGGATTGCAATTCAACAATGAAAAGTGCTATAGTCTTTGTGAATGTAATAGGACGTCATTCACCCATCCGGACGCAAAAGCCAATTAAGTGACTCGTCCACGCTTAAGATTACGGACGCAAAAATGGTCTAAGTCATTCGTCCAGACTTAAAGTTTTACTTTAACTTTAAGGTGATCTATGGCAAATATTGTCACTGCAACAAGTATGCCGCCACAAGTGCAGCAGACTTTTGCGCTCAAACTTCTCTCAACACCAACACCAAATTACATCTATAAGTATGTAGCCGATCCTGAACTGCTTCCTCGGCATGGTGGTGATACGTTGAGATTCTCACGTTATAACCCACTACCGGCAGCCCTCGTTCCACTAGGAACATCAGGAGCAACGCCACCGCCTACCGATCTTGATCGTGTAGATATTGATATGCGCGTATCGTGGTATGGGCAGTTCATATATTTGAATGAACAAGTTCAATTGAGCAATCAGGACAGCGTATTGAACGCAGCCGCTAAAAGATTAGGCGCCTCATTAAGACTCACCGAAGATAACTTAATGCGTAACATGTTGCTTTCTTCTGCAACGCGTATTTGGTGTACCAACGGGATTGACGGCGACAGCCCGACGGAGCTCACCTCTAATGACATCAACAAAGCAATTCGCTCACTGTTGAGTGCGAATGCTTGGATGATTCAAGATGTTGTAGGAGCTGAGGATCTTTATGGGACAAGCCCGATTCGTTCGTCATACATGGCATTAGCACATACTGATTTACAAGCTGATCTTGAAGCGGTTCAAGGATTTAAGCCTGTTTCTGAATATCCTGCACCACAAACTATTTTACGCACAGAGTGGGGCGCAATTAGAAACCTACGTTTCCACTTGTCCACTGAAGGCGCAATTATTAAGAATTCGTCTTCGATTAATGGTGCTGATGTTTATGCGGTTACCTTTGCCGGTCTTGAAGCAGCAGCTTGTGTTAAACAAGATGGCGCTTCAGCAAGGTTCATTTATTTACCACCTGAAATCGTTGGCGGACCATTGGCTCAGAACTGTTCTGTGGCTTGGAAGTCTGCTATGGCATTTGGTATCAAAAATGAGTCTTGGATTGGTAACTTAATGTGTACCAAAAATCTTTAGGAGATAACTAATGTCATATAATACAATAATTGAACAAGGTTCGTTCACCGTAGCCTCGGGCGTACCTACAAAGACTATTGCCTGTCGAATTGATCCTGACTGGGTTGAGGTATTTAACTATACGGAATATGGCGCAACAAATGCCAATGCCGGTATTAAATATTACTGGCAAAAAGGCATGCCGAATGGCGCAGCTCTAGTTGAGTCGCACAACTCAAGCACAACGATTATTTCAGGGCTGTTCACTGCTGGCGGTATCTATATTTATAATACTGGCACACAAGACCCTGAAGCCGCTAAAGCGCTTTCAGGTACTGAGATCACAAAAGCGGATCCTGCAGTAGCAACATCGACATCACATGGTTATGTGGTTAATGATATTGTACGCGTGTACGGTACAACGGGCATGCTACAAGTTGCTGGTATGGATTTTACCATTACAGCAGCAGACACAAACTCATTCACGCTTGGCTATCTTGACTCAAGTGGATTTGATACAGCAGCTACTGCCGGTTCAGTACGTCGTATTAACGATGTGATGTTCTATCCACGCAATCGATACATCACCAAGTTTAGCGCTACATCCGGTAGCTCAACTGATGTTGATATCGTAACGTCGGTAACACATGGCTATCAAATTGGTCAGGTAGTATTGATTAATATGCCAACTAACTATGGCACGGCACCATCAACATCATTTGATGGTAAATATGGAACAGTTGTTTCTACAACAGCTGCAACAAACACTATGACGGTACGCTTTAGTTCAAATGCAGATGCAAGCTCATTTGTGTTCCCGGTAGCAAGCGCAAGCGGGTTCCAATTTGCTCAGGTATTGCCTTCAGGCGAAAGCATGAAGCAAGCCGTAGCATTAAGTGGACCTATCTTGGGTGATGCTTCCTATAACCAAGCTGCTATTAACTTGGTTCTTGGAACGGGTAACGGTACAATATCAGGCCCTGCGGGTAAGACTGCAGCTGATGTTATGTACTGGAAAGCCGGTCGTTCATTTAGCAATAACTAATAATAGTTAGGGAGGGGTGTAAAACCCCTCCCATATTAAAAAGGGAATTATATGTCAGAAGAAATGTTGACGTCGCAGTCAGAAATTACACCTGTCTCAAAGGGTATCAAAAAAGCAGCTCCGGAAGTTATTAAAAGCAAACGTGAGCTTGCTGAAGAAAAATTATATGAGCTGTGGCAAAAAGACAGCAAGATGGTGCGTGGTATCTTTAGAAACCATGAAATCCCCGGTACGGCTATTACGTTTACTTATCATCGCTATAAATATGACACACCAGAGAAGCATACCTTTATGGATGGTCAAGTATATGAAGTGTCGCGTGGTGTAGCTCGACACATAAACGAAGACTGCAACTATCCGATACACCACTATTTGATGGATGAGAACAATAAACCATCAATGCTTGTGGGTAAAAAAGTACAACGTTTCAGCTTTGTGCCCACTGAATTTGGTGATATTGAACCGAGTGTTAATCTCATGACTGCAGTTCCACTGCAATAAAGGTGTTTTAATGGCTGTTGCGTATACCGATGCTAAACCGACCTTTTGGCCACCAATGCGGGTAATATCAAGTATTACCAATGCAAGCCCTATGGTGGTTACCACAACAATACCCCATCGGTATGGCACCGGTATGATCGCACAGCTGTTAATACCATCTAACTATGGCATGCAACAAGCTAATAAACTTCAAGGTGATATAACGGTTACAAGCACGACTGAGTTTACGATGCCTATTAACTCAACAAACTTTGACGTTTTTATCGTACCTTCTGGTACGATATCAATATATGCTCAAGTGTTACCAACCGGTGAACGAGCCGAACAGGTAACTGAGCCTTTTCGCAATGTATTGCCGTACAAAGGGAGCTAAGCAATGGCCGGAACGACTTTAACTGAAATCCAACAAAAAGTACGACGATTGACGCGTAGTCCATCAGAAACACTTTTAAGTAATGCTGACTTGAATCAGTACATCAACACGGCCGTATTATATGATCTCCCTGAGCACTTACGCTTAAGGGATCTTAAAACTACCGTTACCTGGTACACGCAAGCATATAAAGATGTTTATCTGACTAATGACACGCTATCAACAACTGATCCGCTTTATGACTTTAAAAACAAGTATGTTACCATAGATACCCCGTGTTACATTGCCGGCAATCGTTCTTTCTATACTCAAAGCCGTGATGTATTTTATGGTGCATGGCCACAGACTAATCAGATAGATAACTTTGCTCAAGGCGATGGGACTACAACTGCGTATGGCGGTACGTTAACTAATACTCCGGTCTTATTAAATTCATTCATAGTATCTTCAGTTGATGCTACTAATGCGACAATGACATTCGTAGACAATCCAAATATTCCCCTTGATGGAACCGGTGATATTATTCTTGCTGAGAACAATATTCTTGGCCCGGCGTTTGGTACCATTAATTATATAACCGGCGTATGGTCAGTAGATTTTGCTACTGCACCTGCTGATGAACAGAACATAGTGACACAGTCAGTTGCTTATACACCAACATTGCCAACAGCGTTGCTTTACTACGAAGATAAGTTCATTGTTCGTCCTGTACCTGATGGTGCATACGCTATCAATCTTGAGGCGTATAGACTACCTACTGAGTTGCTCAATAGCGGTGATTCACCTGACTTGAAACAATGGTGGCAATACATAGCCTATCTTGCAGCTAAGAAGATATTTGAAGATCGAATGGACATGGATAGCGTTCAGCAGATTACACCTGAGTTAATTAAACAAGAATCATTAGTTTTGTCACGTACTTATGTACAGAATGCTACACAACGAAATGCAACAATTTACAGTCCACAGCTTGAGAACAGCCCATATTTTGGGTCTTGGGGTTGGTGGAATACACCACTAGGTTGAGGAGATACTATGCCAGGTCCATTTACTTATTATGACACACCGAAAGCAGATCAGAAGATTAATGCGACTCAGCCGTTAATCAGGACAAACTTTTCATCTATTAGCGATGAGTTTTCGATTAATCATGTTGGGTTAGGAGGTGCTTCTGCAGATGCGGGGATGCATAATCTTATCACCATGCCTGTGAATACTACACCAACCGGAGTAGCTTCTTATGCAAATATTTATTATAAACAGCCGAGTTCGGTAGCCGGTGAAGCGGCAACATTAGCAACTAAAGAAGTTTGCATAATGAATGAAACGGGCAAAGGTATACCCATAACTGCAAGTTTGGCTAACGAAAATGGATGGGCATTTTTACCCGGTGGAATTCTATTTAAATGGGGAACCAGAGCCTTAGGCTCAACCCCTGGCTCAACTATCACAATAACATATCCTGTTGGAGCAGGAACAATTCCTGCTTTTACAGCAGTTTATAATGTGCAGGTTTCAGTATTTAATCCTGCTGCCAATACTCCATCGCTTAGAAACGCTGAGGTTGTTTTAGCGCGTCCAGCAGCATTAACAACAACGACTTTCCAGGTTTCTTTAAGCAGAATGGACGGTTCGGCTACATTACAAGATACTTCTATTTATTGGTTTGCCACAGGTAAAGGCTATTAACATGGCACAACAACGCATACTTATTGCTCCCGTTGATGGTGGTATACAAACCAACGTAAAACCATGGTTAATTCCCGACAGAGCTTTTGCTCAACTAACCAATGCTTATTGCTTTAGGGGGCGTATAGTAAAGCGTTTTGGTTCACGTTTCATGAATACAACTGTTCCCGTAATAGAGCAACAACTGTATTCACGGTTGAGGGTAAAGATTGGGACTACGTCTGATCTTGGGGGCGGCATTGGTAATTTTTCAGCTACTGTTCCCGGTGTTATTACTGCCGGAACTATAGGCCAGATGTTCTCTGTTGGTACTTATATATTTACTGTTGATGTTGCAGGAGTTCCCGCAACAATGTTGAAGTATGGGACAGCAACAACAGCTACTTATAATACAACTACCGGTGCAGTTGTTATTAACGGAACTACTGCATTAACCGATGTTTATTTTTATCCGGCAACTCCTGTCATGGGTCTTATTGTTTATGAAAAGGGTGAGATAAATAACTACTCAACGTTTGCCTTTGATACACAGTTTGCCTATCAGCGTGAAGGCGCAGCGGGATTTGAAGGCTGGAATCGTTTAAGCACTGCGACAGTTGCAGGAGCTGCAACATGGACAGGCTCAGACTCACAGTTCTTTTGGGGTGAAACATATCAGGCGGCAGCAGCAAGCAGCCCGTGTCTTTTTGTAACTAACTTTAATGTCGCTGATCGTATGCGTACGTTTGATGTAGTTGCTAATGAGTGGGATTATTTTGAGCCGGTCTATAATAATGCCGGGAAGAAGATTAAAAGCGCACGGATTATTCTCTCATTTAAGAATCGACTGATCTTATTAAACACCTACGAAGAAGTAGGTGTTAATACGCCAAATTTTGTTAACCGTTGTCGTTTCTCTCAAAATGGTTCAGCCCTTGAAGCTGATGCGTGGAATGAACAAAAAGTTGGTAAGGGTGGATACATAGACGCACCGACACAAGATCCGATTATGACTGCACAGATTTTACGTGATCGCCTTATTGTTTTCTGTCTTAATTCAACGTGGGAGCTTGTGTATACTGAGAATCCCGTACTTCCATTGATCTGGCAACAACTCAATACAGAGCTTGGTGCACAATCAACTTTTTCTGAGGTTCCCTTTGATAAGACGGTACTTGGTATTGGTCAAGTAGGTGTACATGAGTGTAACGGTGTCAATGTTAGCCGTATTGATATGGCTATCCCTGATGAAGTATTTACTATTTCTCAGGTTAATGATGGGACCGCTCGAGTCGCAGGGATAAGAGACTATTTTAAGGAACTTGTTTACTGGTCTTATCCGGCATCAACGATACAGGTAGAAAATCAAAATGATATCTACCCAAACCGTATACTCGTCTTCAACTATACCAATCAGACATGGGCACAAAACGATGACTGCTTTACCGCTTTAGGGTATTTTAACCAGCAAACGGCAGCAACATGGGGTTCAATATCAGCTGAGTGGCAAACAATGTCAGCCGCTTGGAACTCGCCAACACTACAAGCCCGCTTCAGGAATATACTCGCAGGCAATCAACAAGGATATACGTTTATTATCGATACCCTTGAAGACCGCAATGAAGAATCGCTCTCAATGCTCGGCATTACTCTTTCAGGAACAGTTACGGCAATTAATCATAACCTTAAAGAAGGTGATTATGTTGCTATAGAACACCCACAAGGATTCACGCTAGACGCAGATTATCAAGGTGTCTATAGAGTTGACGAGACTCCAACAAGAGACACGTTTGTGATTGATCCTGGTGATGATTTTGATACGGGTACGTATACCGGTGCTGGTATGATCTCTCGAGTATCTCAAATTGATATTCTCACTAAGCAATATAACTTCTTTGCACAAGAAGCACCCGGAAGAAACATCTTTGTTCCCCGTGTTGATTTTCTGGTGGATAGAACCACAAACGGACAACTTGCTATTGATTTTCTGTTATCAACATCATCTACCGGTGTCTTGGCTCAAACAACGGTTCCGGGAGTTACTTTAGGTACGTCTATACTTGAGACTTCACCTTATGCGTCCGTGCCGTCTGAGGCCAATAGGGATCGTCTTTGGCACCCTATATATCTACAAGCTGAAGGTGAAGTGGTGCAGCTGCGTATCTATCTTAATAATGATCAGATGATCACTACGACTTATGATACAGTAACAGGCACCCTTTCAGCAGTTGCTTGGTCTCCAATGGAATTACACGCAATGCTCTTTTATGCAATGCCAACAAGCTATAGGTATCAGTAATGCTTTGGCAGAATCAGGCGATGTTCGCCCGTAATGTTGCGCGTCTTATCGAATATATCTTCAAGTCAGGCTACTACTGTACACTTGGTGATGCATATCGCCCACCTGAAACCGCCGCCCTCTATGAAGCTCAGGGTAAAGGTATTAAGGATTCGCTCCATTGCAAGCGTTTGGCTATCGATCTTAACTTATTTGATGCTGAGGGTAGGTATCTGACCGATGGAAAGTATTACAAAAGATTCGGAGACTACTGGACTACGCTACACATCGACAACAGGCATGGTGGTAGATTTAAACGCAAAGACCACGGGCATTTTGAAATGAACGTAAAATAAAAATCACGGCAGCCTTTGCCACCGTGAAAAAAAAGGAGAGTAGTGATCTCGTGAAGAGGGTCTCACTTCTTTCAAGATACCATTTAATTTTTTAAAAGCGCAACAACCACCCTAACCTTGGTAAATGTTGACCATCCCGCGCCTGTTGTCTTTATGTATATCTTAGTCCCATCAAGCCATAGTTCTGCATTATTGCCCGTAGTTGAAGCGTAGGGCAATGGTCGTGCTTGTGGTGTTGTTGAGTCGGTAGCAGTCCCATAGATATGAACAAAAGTGACATCAGAATTAAAATCAATACCATGCTCAAGCTCAACTTGCCCCGCATTAACTAAAGCAGGCATAACAAATACCTTTCTAAACTCAGCCCTTTGAGTGGCTGTTTGAGCTGCTGTTGAGTCTACTGTTGCTGGAATAGGCGCCCAGAGGTTATTATCAACGGTTTCATCAAACTGATAAAGTCCTGATGACTTTTGATTGAGGGCGAGAGCATGAGAATTAAGAATTTGGTACAAGCGGATTTTAAACTCAGAAGAGTTTGTGTCCAGTGAGGTTATATCAGATGTAGACGGAATAAAGTTTCCGGGATTTACATTACTTGGCCACGATCCTGCCATAAAGTTCTCCTTGAGTCTTTTAAGTGATATGCGTTATCATACTTCAGAGTAACAAGTTTTAACTAGGAGATAATTATCATGGACCCATTGACTCTGGCCACACTTTTAAGTGCAGCAGGTACCGTTGCAGGGGGAATAGGCTCTTTTTTTGGTGGCAACAAGGGGATTCAGTCGCAACAGATGCCCACTGTTCCTGATTGGCAAGAACAACTTTTCCGTCAGGGCGGCCAAGCAGGCTTATCAGGGTTACAAGGTCTTCTTGGACAACCCTCGATGCTGCAGGGTCTTGACTTCGGCGGGATTGAAAATCAAGCACGTAAAGGCTGGCAGGAGAGTACGATTCCGTCGCTGGCTGAGCGATTTTCCTCAATGGGAACTGGCGGATCACAAGGATCGTCAGCCTTTACTCAAAGCTTGGGCCAAAGCGGAGCTGGGCTTGAAAGTGATTTGGCTGGGCTTCGTAGTTCGTACGGACTCCAACGTGCTGGTTTAGGACTTCAAGAACAAGGACAACGTGGAAATATTCTGTCTCAGTTGTTACAGATGGGAATGCAGCCAACAATGCAAACAATCCCTTATCAACAACCAAGCGGTTGGCAAACATTAGGACAAACTTCAGGTCAAATGTTTGGTTCTCTTGCACCTCTTTTAGCTTTAAGAGGAATGGGCGGGCAGCAACAGCCTCAAGGCGGCTTAGGTTGGCTTGGTGGAACATCCTCAAATCCTTATGGTTGGAGATAAACAATGGCTTTACCACTTTTTTCAGGATCTATCCCACAAATACAATCGCCACTCAGTGGAATAGCTGAAAGCACAATGCCTGGTATTCAAACTGGACTACAGATGCTCGCACAGCATAAACTTGGTCAGATGCAAAAACAACAAGAATTACGCTTTGCTCAACAACAGCAGCAACAACAAGCAGCTAACGTTTCACAGGGTCTTGGTGCTCTTGGATTTACACCACAAGAATCTCAACAGCTTGCTATGTTGCCGCCACAGGCCCTTAATGAGTTGGTTAAACAGAAGCTTGCGGCCCCTCAAAATACTGCTTATTTACAATCTCTTCAAGGTCTTTTAGGTGGTCAACAACAAGGGCAGCCAGCGACTCAACAGCCACAAATGCCTACCGGATTAGGTACAAGTGGTTTAAACCAAATGCAAGCGACAAAGCTTGCAGAACTTGGTTTAAAAAAACAAGAACTTGATATTTCGCGTCAGGAAAAACAAAAAGAACTGCAGTTTAAACGCCAAGAGCGTGAGCAAGAAAATATTACTAAAGCTAATCTGCCTTATAATAAAGCTTTAGATGAGCGTCTCCCTATTGCACAAGAATCAAAAGCCATTGCTCAACAGATGATGGATATCTGGAAAACAGGTAAAGTGGCTACACGCTTAAAGGGTAAATATGTGCCTAATGTGCTACAGAACCAGGAGACAATCGAGTTTAATCGCTTGAGTGATGAACTCGCGAAGAATCTTATAGCGGCTATGCGCGGCCCTGCTACAAACTTTAAAATTAAATTTGCACAGAATCTTAAACCAACTTCTAGCCAAGACCCTGAGACTCAACGCAAAACAATTGAGCATATAATGGAGATGGCTGATCGATCACTTAAAGAAGGTGAAATCAGAGATCAACTTGTAGCACAAAACAAAGGTATAGAACCAAAGCAACTTGCAGCTCAAGTTAGAAAGGCAATGAAACAACAGGGTCTTTTGGGCGAATCTAAAGAAGGTCAATATCAAGAGGGACAAGTTCTTCAAGATGAAGACTCAGGTAAATACTATCACATTGTTAATGGTCAACCGGTAGAGGTTTCAGCTGAAAGGGTAGCTCGTGGCTCTTAAAGTTATCCAAGGTGCTCGCGTATTACCAGAACAGCAACCTCAACAACCCCAGCAAGGATTTCTTAGTTCTTTAGGGAGTGCCCTAAGTACTGGCGCGTTAGGTGCCGCTAAAGGTGTCAGCGGGTTAGTTGGTGGCATAGAGGGTGGTTTAGGGATGTTAATTTCAAGCCCCGTTCTTTTAGCTGATTATCTTAGTGGCGGGAAACTACACACCAAAGAATTACTTAAAATGGGATTGCCTGAAACAGTAAAGGGTCCCCTTGGGCAAATCCCTCAACAGCTTGAAAAAAAGTTTCCAACAGCCCTACAGCACGAACCACAAAATCCCCTTGAGTATCTTTTACAACGAGGAACTGAACAGTCACCTTTTATTGCTATGGGTGGTGTTAATCCGCAAACACTAGGCCGTACTGGTCTTGGCTTGTTAGGAGCAACAGGAGCGAGATCGGCAGGCTTTGGACCTATGGGTCAAAACATTGCTCAGATGATCACAGAAGGTGGATATGGAGCTGCTACAAGGTCTGGATTAGGAAAGAAAGCTTCTATTGCCTATGAATCTGCTGGCGAGGGTGGCCCTGGAGCAGTTGCTTCACAAGTAAGTTCTGAACCTCTTAAACCAATATTTACTGAAATAGAACGTAAATATAATGCAGCTATTAAACCGGCACAACGTACAGTTTTAGAAAATTTAAATAAATCACTAGAAAATGCGCAATCCGGTATTGGGAAAGTATCGTTAGGTAAATTATTTGATACAAGAACCGCTTTATCAGAAGCATACTCAGATCTTAAGAATGCCGGGTTTAGTGCTTTAGCTACAAAGACTCGCAAAGCAATCAATGCTACTATTCTTGGAGAAGAAGCGAAGATAATTAATCCAAAATATTGGAATGCGGTAAGTTCGGGTGATAAGTTAAAAATAGCTGAACATTTAAGACAGCCGGTAGCAGATTGGGCTGAACGTTTAGTCGATAAATTTCCTAAACTACCGGGGAATGCTCAGAATTTTGCTAAAATTGCTGTGCCCGTTATCAGAGCCCCCGAAGCATTTGTAGGTTATATGTTGAATCCTACTTTTAGAAAACACGCTTTTGATTTGATGTTTGCCGTAGAAGAAGGTGGTCAAAAGGATATGTATAAATATCTCGGACAATTAGCTAGTGTGATAGGCAAAGAAAACAAGACCAAAGAATATAGCCCACAAAAAGACATAAGCAACAAACTTGGCAAGCTTAGAGTCATCCCCGGAGCTCGTGTCATCGTCAAATGAGGTAAGCCCTCCAAACATTGATAGTGCTAGCATAAAGCTGCAGACGGATAGTATAGTCATTCTGACCCCTGTACGTTTTTGTAGGTTTTATTCGTGTTGATAGCCCATATTGTTGATTTCGAAACATTAAATTGTTTTGCTATTTCTTTTTGATAAACACCATTTTTTAGTAATTTTTTTATTTCAATGATGTCTGTATCGGATAATTTAGCACGGGGACGCCCATTAGTTTTGAGAAAATATCGACCTTTAGCTACCATATCATCAAAATTGTCTTTATTTGTTCCAAGAAAAAGATGTTCGGGATTACAACATTTTCTATTATCACATGTATGGCAAACGCACATATTTTCAGTAATTGCACTTTTATAGTATAAATATGAAAATCGATGCGCTGCTATTCGTTCGCCTAAAGGTATCATTCCATATCCTTTTCCCCAAGATTGACCTTCCCAACCCCAACAACCTTCTTTTATGACAACATATTTCTTAAAATATTTTAAAAATCGTTCCATTTTTTGTTCTGTGGTAGCTGTAGCCCAAAATTTAGGATTATTCTTTTCTGTAGCACATCTATCAGAACAAAAAATACGCTTTATACTTTTTTTGTGTTGAAATTTTTGATCACAATTCTTACAAATAGTTCTTTCTATTTTTGCTTTTGAAAAATATCGTCGACAATTTTGAGAACAAAAAATAGATTGTTGAGAAAAGCACCTTTCAAATTCTTTATCACAGTTTTTACAGTTATTTTTAATTTGTTTCTTAGAAGTCTCATGTTGACATTGATGAGAGCAAAAAATACGAGCCCTGTTTTTATGATCTCCATACAAAAATTCTTTGTGACAAAAGTTACAAACACTTTTTGTGTTATCTTTATGTTTATTTTTTAAATAACACACTTTTGAACAATATATTTTTTTCTCGCTTGGATAATGCTCAAACTCATTCCCACACTGCTTACAAACACTACTCACCTTTTCAATCATTCTTCCTCGGGTTGATACGGCTCTTGTAATATCTTTTCCATCACAGCCCGCATAATATACTTGGTTATCGTTATATGCCTAAACGCAGCGCGTATCTTTATTGCTGTATGTACTTCGTTAGATACATTAAACACAATGCGCTTGGGCGTCTTTCTCTTTTTAATTTCATCCATGTTCTACTCAACTTTCGTATATATATGTATACGAGTCTAAGATTCTTATAGCTTTTTGTCAATACAGTGATCTATGATTAGCGACGAGACAAGTTTTATCTCTTTTGAGGAGTAAATATTATGGCAGTAAAGAAACAAGCTAGGCAAATTGCGACTGGTTTGACGCAGCCGTTCATAAATCTTTTTCCCGAACCGCTGATAACTACTCGGGCACCAACGAGTGCAGATCAGGGTGAGATTGGACAAATCTGGGTAAACACATCATCAAACACATTCTATGCACTTACTTCTATTAGTAGTGGTAGTTCAACATGGACAGGCTTAGCTGCAGCAGGTGCGACAATAACTGATTTAGATGTTACCAATACAGCAACATTTTCATATCTAGGCACCGGTAGCTTATTAACTGATTCTAATGGTCTTATTTCAGCAAGCAACGCCGCTAAGGGTTATGTTCTTGCCGGTGCAGACGTTGGTTCTACGCCTTCATTTGCTCAGCTAACCTCATCTGATCATACAGTATCTATTGATTCATCAGGTGCCGGGATTATTGATTTTAAGATTCCAGGTGCAGGTAGTCATTGGGAAGTTGTAGATGCAGATCAAGTTCTTGAAGTTAATCATAGTTACATTGTAGATGACACTACAGCAGGTGTTCGTGTTGACTTAACGTTGCCGGCTTCTGCTGTTGTTGGATCAATAATTAAGATTGTTTTACAAGGGACTACATTTGGATGGCGTGTCCTTCAAGGAGCTAATCAACAAATACGTATTGCTAACTCTTGGACTGCTGGAATTAATACAACAGCTGGTGCTGGTGGATATCTTGATTGTATCAATCCGAATGATTCTACTGTTAGTGGGTATGCATATGTAGAAATAGTGTGTGTCACTGCAGACTTAGAATGGAATGTATTGTCTTATAGTGGCGAACTTAACCTTGCATAATAATAGGAGAAAATAATGGCAACAGGCTTATTCCCAGGTGCTTCTGAAATAAATTTATCAGAAACGATTGTTATTGATACCAATGGTATAACAACTCCTGCACAACTTAATTTTAAAAAAACAAGAGCCGGCGGTTCAATCTCAAGTAACGACTATATTGGTCAGATATCATTTCTTGCTTCAGATGGCGATTCAACTGAAGAAGCAGCACGTATCTTTGTCCGAGCATTTGGTACTGTAGCAGATACACGTATGCCAGGTCAGCTTATCATTCAGACGCGCCCTGACTCTCTTGCAGGTGCATTAACGACACGTCTTACTATTTCTCCTGCAGGTGAAATTACCATTGCAGCACCGGACTCGGGTACAGGTCTTACCATCTCAGGTGGTGGCTTAACAGTAACTGGCGCAATATCATTTACTTCAACAACGGTTGCAATAACAGCTTCTGCTGCTTCAGCTACCGCGTTAACACTTGAAGCATCTAATGCTGCCGGTGGTGTTCGTATTCGTGCGGGTACCGGTGGCATTACCCTTGGCGATGAAGCTGATACGACACCTATATCAATTGGTGATATTGCTCCTACTGCTACAAGAACAATCACGATTAGTGGTGGTACCGTTGTAACAGCAGCAGTAACAGATACCTTAGATCTTGCCCCTGATGGCGCAACCACAAACGCAAATTCAGTCAAAACAGTCAATCTTAACACCGGTGGTGTAACGACAGGACAGGTACTTACAAATATTGCTTCTGGCACTGTAACATCCGGTACACATACAACGGCAATTGCCTCGGGCAACCGTGTAGCCGGTACGATGGCACTTAATGTCATGACCGGTACGGGCACGAAAACAGCCAATGTTGGTAATGCTGATGGTCTAACAACGATTAACATCGATGCAATTACACTGATCAACGATTCTATTAACGTAAATACATCCATTAACACAGGCACCTCAACAGGCGCAGTTGCCATCGGTAACTCTCTTGCCGGTGCTTTAAGCATGGATACGGCGGCAGGTATCTCCCTTGATGCTGCGACTGCAAGTAACTTTACGGTTTCTGCAGCAGCTGCTGATCTTACCTTGGGATCAACCCTTGGAACGGTTATCATCAACTCCGGTGAAGATACCGCACGTGCTATTTACTTGCATGCCAATGGCGGAGTCACAGAAACGATAGAATTACATGCAGACCTTTCTACAGCAGTAACATCTATTAATCTCCTTTCTGACGTTGGCGGCATCACTCTTGAAGCAACTGCAAACGCAACAGCTGATGCAATTAACTTAAACGCTCCTCTCGGCGGCGTAGATATTGATGGCCAAACAGGTGTCACGATTGACTCAGCAGCTGGCGCAGTATCCATTGATGCTCTTAACGCATCTAACTTCAGCACATCTGCAGCAGGTCAAGACTTAACTCTTGCATCTACTCTTGGTACCGTTATTGTTAACGCCGGCGAGAACGTTGCACAAGCTATCTACTTGCATGCTAACGGTGGCGTACTAGAAACCATTCAGTTGCACGCGGATCAAGGCACTGATGTAGCCTCTATTAACCTTTTAAGCGACGTTGGCGGTATCACCTTAACAGCCACAGCTAATGCAACGGCGGACGCTATCAATCTCAATGCTCCTCTTGGTGGTGTTGATATTGATGGTCAAACCGGTGTAGATATTAACTCGGCAGCAGCCGGTGTTTCTATCGATGGTATCTTAGCCAGTAACTTCACCGTAACTGGTGCCGGTGCTGACTTAACCTTAGCATCTGTTGGTGGCTCAGTAGTCATTGATGGCTCTGAAGCGATTCTTACTGCCGTTTCAATTTCATCTTCCAATGCGGCGGGCGGTGTAGACATCAACGCGGGCACAGGCGGCTTAACACTTGATTCTACGGGCTTATTGTCTATTGACTCAGCCGGAGCAACAAACTTAACCGCAACAGGCGCGTTTGATATTACGGTACAATCAACAGCCGGTTCTATCTTATTGATTGCAGGCGAAGCAGCAGCTGATTCTATCAACATTGATACGGCAGCAGGCGGTGGTATAGACATCGACGCGGGTACACTTGGATTGACGCTTGATTCTACAAATACCATATCCATTGATGCAGCAGCAGCTTCTAACTTTAGCACTTCAGTCGGTGACTTGACCTTGGCATCATCTGCCGGTTCAGTAGTCGTCTCAGGAGCGGAAGCGGTAGCTGATGCGATTCAATTGACTGCTTCCAATGCAACTGGCGGAATTACCTTCTCGGTAGCAGCAGCTGCAATGACCGGTGTATTTGATGCAGACGGTGCTCGATTTGAGAGCAATCTCCGTGTCAACGCTGTTCGTACCGGTGGCTCACAAGCAGTCGGTGCAGCCGCTATCGTCATCTTCAACACTGAAGGATTCGACCCAGGCAACGACTACAACGATGCAACAGGTGTATTTACAGCTCCTGTAAGCGGTATCTATCGCATATCAGCATGTGTAAGCTGTCTTGATGGCGTTGGTGGTGGTACAAAGACCTTGACCCTTCGTGATGGTGGCGTTGCAACAAACTATGTAGCAACAGCAACGGTAGGTGCAGCCGTGCGTGGCGAGTTGGTCGTTTCTGTTCTGTGGGAATTGACTGCAGCGGATACGATCGATATCTACTACGCTGGTGGTGCCGGAGACACAGTTCTTAACGGTTCACACTTGATGGTTGAATTTGCTTACGCTGTTTAATTAGTATTGTTACTATAGGGGGTGAAATTATAATCACCCCCTTTAATGGAGAACGCTATGCAAATGAGATCAATCGTTGTACTTGAACATGTTATCAATGACCGTCTTTATCGTTATGAAATTATGAACGGATCACCTTTTGAGGATGCATTTGCTGCTCTTGATGAGTTCAAAAAAGCTCTTGAGACTGCAAAGATAGAATCCGAAAAGGCAGCGGCAGAGGCGGCAGCTAAACAAGAAGAAGCTCCAAAGGAGTCTTAATGGGAAAGATTATAAACGAAGCTGAACGCTCGTTAGCTGCCGGTTCTATAGGAGCCGGCTACACTAATATAGAAACTGTTACTTTACATCCGGCACGTATAGCAATTCTACAGAATCTCACCAATCAGACAGTAACATTCTCTATTGATGGTGGTGATACTGCGTGTGTTACTATTGCGGCAAATGGTGGTGTTGTGCTTGATCTAACAGCAAATACCGGCAACTCGATTAACGATCATGGTGACTTTTTAGGTATGGGCATTCAGTTTAAGGTAAAACATATTGGCGTTGCACCAACAACAGGTTCTGTATATGTATCCTTGTTATACCGCAAGGGAGAATAAATCATGTCACAGATATTTTACCGTACAACTGATACTGCTGCAGGTGGCGTATTGACACTTACCGGTGCTAATTCAGGTGGCGCTGTTTCACCTAATTCAAGTGGTAACATTACCTTTAATGGCTCAGGTGGTATGGCTATTGATGGTAATCAGGGAGCTAACTCAATTACATTTACGGTAACCGGTGGTGGTTTAGCATGGATACCTGTTACTTCAGCAACTCAAGGTATGGCAGCAAATACAGGTTATTTTGCAAATTTTGCAGGTCCGGCAGCACTTCAATTTACATTACCTGTAACATGTCCTCGCAATAGAGTTATTCGAGTTGCCGGCATGGGCCCTGCTTTATGGACCATAAAACAAAACGCTGATCAGAAAATACATTTTGATAATATTCCTCAAACTCTTGCTGATAACGTTACTACTACGGGTATTCTCGGGTCATTGTCTGCAACAGCAACTAATAATTGTGTTGAGTTAATATGCATTGTGGCAAATCTTGAGTTTATGGTTTTGTCACATATTGGAAATCTTAATGTTGTATAGGAGAATATAATGGCAATATCAGGCGGTTTTAGCTCAACCATATTAAACAGCGTATTTGTTATACAACAAGAAACAGTAGGTCTTGGCCCGAATATTATATGTATTAAAAATAATGGTGGGGTTGGAGGTGCTACGATTACCGGCGATACCTACTTTAAGATCTTAGCTACCGGTGATACGGGATCTACCACTATTGAGACATCAAAGATTATTGCTACGGCGTCTACAATATCAGGTACTGAATTTGGTTCTAATCTTGAATTTTGGACACATCCTGATGCGATTGGCAGTATATCTGCTAAGCGTATGGAGATTGATAAAAATGGTATGCTCACGGTCTACACGGTAGATACGGGCGACGCGGTTACCGTGAATGGAACTATTGTTGCTACATCTAATGTTACGACAAACACAGGTAATATGTACGCCCTTGAAGGATCATTCATATCAACAAAGAGCGAAGTATCCGGCGTGCCATTATTTGGCAACTTTCAAGCCTATCAGACAATAGATGCAGGCGATCCGGCTCATTTTAATTTTTATAAGACACGTGATGGTAATCCTGTTCAACATAATGATACTATCGGTAAGATGATATTTTATGGTCAAGATAGCGATGGTACTTATATCCAAGGTGGTCAGATACGTCTGACAGTCAAAGGAACAGTAGCCACGAATAGAGTTGGCGGCGAACTTTCTTTTTGGACTCATCCTGATTCTGATTCATCCGGTACCGTTTCGCTTCAACGTGTTCAAATTACGAATACCGGTGGAATGGTTATACTTGCCCCTGATTCAGGCGTTGGGTTAACCATAACTGCCGGCGGCCAAACAATTACGGCAGGAAATCTCGTTGTCACGGCAGGAAGTATAACAGCAGGAACCGGTGTTACGGCAACTACAGGTAACATAATAACATCAGCAGGTAATATTCAATCCTCAGGGACAGTAACAGCCGGCACAGGCTTAACGGTAACTTCCGGAACAACAACGCTTTCTTCTTTAAGCACCGGTGTTATGCAAACTAACGCTACCGGCGTTGTTAGTTCTTCATCAGGATCAAATGGTCAGTTGCTTATTGCTTCTTTAGGGACATCAGCTGCTTGGGCTAACATTGTATCAAGCGATGGTACGGTAGTAGTAACTAATGGCCCACACACCATTGATCTTGGCGTATCAGGGGGCAGCTTAGTTAACTCTATTACGGGTACAGCTAACCAGATAACCGCAAGCTCTCCTACAGGTGCAGTTACTCTTTCAATACCGGCAGTATTCACTGCGCCGGGTTCCATTGCTGCTACAACTACCGTAACAGGTACCACAGGTGTAACTGCAACTACGGGCAATATAACAGCAACAACTGGCACCGTAGTAACCAATCTCTTAAACTGGATACCTGAAGAAGTAACCGATGCTTCGGTACAACTTGCTATCAATAAGACCTATGTATCAAACAGAGGCACGCTACAGACTCTCACGTTGCCTGATACTGCTGCTTTTGGAAGTGTTATCAAACTGGTCGGTAAAGGTGCAGGTGGTTGGTTGATAGCCCAGAACGCTGCTGAATCTATTCACTTTTTAGGCACTACAACGACTGTTGGTGTTGGTGGGTCACTTGCATCTACCACTCAATATGATTGCATAGAGATTATGTGCACCGTTGCAAACGTGGAATGGACCGTATCATCGGTTCATGGCAATATTACCGTTGTTTAGAGGATGCTATGGCTTCAAAAAATAGAGACAATACGAATATAACAATATCGAGTGCCGGTGCTATAAAGTATCCATCACAGCCTGCTTTTTTGGCAACATATAGCGCAACATCCGTAGATCAAACAGGTGATGGAACCATTGTAACGTTGATACCAAATAGTGAGTTATATGACCAAACAAGTTCATATGATAATGCAACGGGGATATTTACTGCTCCGGTTTCAGGCAAATATTTAATACATTGCAATGTTCAATTTGGTATCGCCCTTGCTGTTGGACATACTTCATGTGTTTTTAAAGCAATAGCATCAAATAGAACGTTTACCTTATGGTCGTTGAATCCATATGCCATCTCGTTGGGATTAGCTAATATAGCTTTAGGATCGTCGTTTTATCTTGATATGGATGCGGGTGATACTGTTTATATGACTTTTGTTGTATCAGGTGGAGCAAAAGTTATTGATATTGTAGGAACCCTGGAAAGAACTTTTATCGGTGGAATATTAAAGGCGTAACATGGCAAATAAGAATTCTTCAAATACAAATCTAACCGTATCAAGTGCCGGTGCCATAAATTACCCGTCACAACCGGCTTTTTTCGCGCATCTTTCTTCTTCGGTAGGCAATGTAACAGGGGATGCTACCGTATATACTGTACTTTGTGATGATGTCATTTATGATCAAGCATCAAATTATACGGCAGGAACAGGTACTTTTACGGCACCTGTTACAGGTCGGTATCATTTCACGGCAGGATTAACGATTAGTACTATCGGTGTTGCAACTCGTTTTAACGCTACTATTTCTGCAACATCAAATGTAGCAACATTTATAGAACTTAATCCATCAACATGTAATGTAGGTGGAATTCTTACGGTAAGTGGTTGTTGTTTTATTAATATGAACTCAGGCAATACTGTAACATTGAAATTTCTTTGTAGTGGCACAACAAAAACAGTTGGAGTAGATGGTCAAGCGACTAACCCGATTACGTGGTTTTCAGGAATGTTAGTTGCATGATTAAGCATCTTCTTGCTTTAACCATCCTCTTAACACCATCATGCGGTAACCCGCCAAGTACTCCATCATGGTCTATGCCCGAAGCTCAGCCCATCTATGGCAAGACGGTATTTGAAGATGATGAGATTACGGTAGTAGAAGTTACGGGAATAGAAGGGGACGGTGATAAGCCGTCCCACTTAATCTTAAAGAACGATATAGATTAGAGAGGAAAATAATGCAGCTTCTGTTTAAGCTTTTTTATGTTACCCGCTACATAAGCCCGCTGTTCTTCTTTCATGGCTTTTTGATCAATGGCTAAAGCGAGAGCGTCAACCTCCGTCTTAATCGCTTTGAGACGTAATTGGGTAAGTGCTAAGTCGCTCTTATCAACCGCAACCCCAAACACATGGGTATAATAGCCCTTCACTTCATGAAATCTTCTCCATAGATCAAGCAATTCTTGCGGCAATTCATCTTTATCTTCTCCGTCTGAGTGAACAATTCTATCTATGGGTATTTGCATAGCTGACGTAAAACTCCCCATAAGCATACACACGAATAATAATCGCTTCATGACACGTTCTCTTTTATCTTTTGTAGGTTTCGGTTAACTTCTTGCTGCGTATGATACAGCTTAAGACAGTCTTCTATAAGCCTCGTGTTAGTTATGCTATGGAATGCTTCTTTATAAAACTCGCCAAGCTCAACCCACTCCGTATCAGCTTCATCGTTAACCTGGATAAAGAACATCTCTTTACCCTCATCAAGGATAGCTTTCCACAAAGCTCCCTTAGGTCTTTTGGTGTCATTGCTTGGTAAACAGTAACGTATCTCAAACATAGATGACATCATTTACGGTGAGCGATTATCTTAACAAAAAGACTCTCAATGTAGGGAAAGAGATCAAGACAGAGGTGCTCCGCTATCCCTACAACCGACCAATGATTAGCAGTACCAAGATTATAGATATACACGAGCATGTCAGCTATTGCCGCGATCATTGGATACCGTGTTCTGATAGCAGCTTCAATACCCCTCAGCATTTTCCATAAAGCGGACATCTCAAGATAAGTTTCATGCACGGCCGACTCGTTCCCTTCAAGAGCGAGTTTATCAGCTCTGTCTTTCAGGTCTAAGATCGTATTGACCGCTTTCTCAATATACCCTTTTTTACCCGCAACCTTCTCCTCAAACAATTGTAATTGTTTTTCGGCATCACTTAAGGAATGCATCCACTGAGCAACCATGATTCACCTCGCTTGGTTAGAAGTTATGTCGTCAGTATAGCCTGAAGGTTTTGATTAACTCAAGAGAGTTTATCTTTCTCTTTTTCTATCCACTCAAAAATAGCATCTACTTTATCAACAGGTATAAAGTTGATATCCGCATATCGCTTCTGTAGTTGTTCTTGAATTGACCCATATCCCATCAAGGCTGCCTTGAGATCAACGATGTCCTGGTTGCTGATGTATTCTATCGGCCGACCACCGTCATCGTCTTCTACGTTGTCTACAACGATACAACCCGTCACTGACATATAGTCATACCTTAAAAGATAAGAGATGTGTTTGCCCAACTCTTGAATACCCGATTTATCGGGTTTTATGTGAGACACTGACTTGATCCATTGCCCAGAGCTGTGTAATAATGTGGTGATAAGAAGTTCTTTACCATCTTCTACCGCCTTGCCCTGGACAATGGATAAGCCATGCTTGGTCAATGCTGGTCTTGATGCTCTTTGTATGGCATCTAGCTTTGCATATTTACTCTTAAAGAACGGATTGTCTGACGTCTTGCCTGCAAGATCCATCTCTCCCTGGGCCTTGGCTAGGGCAGCAGCAAGTTCATTGATCTGCGTTGATTGTAGTTCCATCATTCGTCTCCAGTTTGGCAGCGTCAAACATTTTTTTCATTACACATTCTTTATGAAACATTACTTGATAAGTTATATGGTCAATAATACAAACTTCTTCACCATTAGTGATTTCTTTCAAGCAGTGTATACACGTAGTTTTCCATAAATACCCGAGTGCTTCTGCCCGATGTTGAAACCATGCTAAATGTGTAAGCATGATATTGTGCCCATCCATTATTCGTCTCCCGACGGATCAAAAGATCGTTTAGCTTCAAGTACATTCTTAAAATAATCCTGCATAACAACGGTGCGTCGTAGAAGAATCTCAAGTCCCTCTTTTTGTGTAGCATTCAAGTCTTGCACAAGCATGACACCACATGTTCTTACATAAGCATTGTAGGTGTAAATTGCCTCATGATACAACATGCGTGCGCCTTCTAGGGCTTCGTCGAAGTTTGTCATTGGGATCTCTATTTTTCTAGGTGGTTTTTTATATTGTTCTTGTATGAATTTTACCAGCTTTAGTCCTGTTCTTCTATGCTTTTCCATGCGATCTTCATAAGCCATTATCAATGTTGCCCTTAATATTGGGTCACACCTTAATTTTTCTAATATCATTGGTTCATTTTCAGGTTCATCGGTAAGCGATGGAGTATGTTTTATTCTGTAAAATTCAGTCTCATCCATTATGCTGCTTCTGTATATTTTTTATGAAATCGAAACACTTCTAGGAACTTTTCTGTTTCTTTCCAATATTGATGGGTAATAGCTACATTATCTTTTAAGACCTGCATTAACGCAGTTTCCCACATACAACCGGCCGCTGCTTTTTTGGTTTTATCATCATAGAGCCATACAGCATATTCATATTGTTCAAAAGCATGTTTTATTTGGTCATATATTTTTAATTCTTCGTTTTCCATTATGCTTCCTGTTTATCTAATTTTGTACTGATGTGTTTTATTGCCGTTAGGCCGAGAAATGTATCATAACCATCAGGGAAATATATCTCGAAGGAGAACTTCTTATCATTATGATCTTTCAGTCTAAAATAACATGGTGGTATATATGACCATGTACCATGCTTATTAACATGATGAGTGATTTGTTTTGAAAGATCATTTTTATCTAAACAAGTACATTTTTCAATAGAACACATATTCATTCATATCCTAATATAATAAGTTTCTTAAATCGTTATGTTCAGGTTGAGTCCTATTTGTTTGCACTAGATAGAAATCCATATAATCTTTTGTATTTATTTTATAGGAGATGCCGCCTTTGGTAGTAAAAACAATTTCTCTTGCTTGACCATAGCGTAGTCCCTTAAGATCGCTTTCTATTTTGTTGGCCATATCTTCTGTAACTAAATATTTTTTCAATTGTATGCCGGCGAGAAGATTAAAAATGTAGTTCATCTGTTTTCCCTCTAGTGTTAGTGTTCATGTAATTACTTTATACATAATTTAAATAGAAGTCAACACTTATCGACACTTGACTTATTTTGTACATCTGTCTAATCTATACCTAGATTTAACTTAAAAGAAGGACAATGTATGAGCTACTCGGATATGTATAAGAAGCTTAAGGGAGATCAGAGCTGGCTGCGTGAGCGTATGTGTGAAGCTCTTTTGAAGCTCCCCAAAGAAGTCTCCAGCATGAGGAATTTGGGCAAAGAAACGGGGCTAGCGGGCAACACGATTAACTTATTTATTAATCATAATAAGCAGGTGCATGTGAAGTCGGCTCAAAGAATGGTTGAATGGTTAGAGAAGAGAGAGAAACAACTGGAAGGAAAAAATGGAAGAACTAATTGAAGGATTATCAAAAATTGCGGCTGCCATAATATTGGGAATTGTATATATGAGTTTTTTTATATACATATTTGGACGCATAGAAAGAATGATCGATAAAAACTTCGACAAATATATCGCATATAAAAAGGAGGCTTTGCCGACATGCTTCATAGGAGATGATCAGTGAACTATAAGAATCTATTGCTAGCGTTATTAACAACAACACAGGTATTCGGTCATGGCTTTGTGGGTAATACCCTGGTTAAGACGCCATCAGGTTATACACAGATAGCGTATCTCAAAGAGAATGACTTAGTAGTCTCATATGACTATGAGGGGCACTGTGTCCCCCGCAGGATATTACATAAGCACATGATGACGGGGACTGAGTGTATTACGCTCATGGTTGATGGTCGGTCTATGATTCACGTACACCCGGATCACTTCTTTTATGATCAAGAGCACGAAGACTGGATAAGAGCAGATGACCTCAAAGAGCAAAACACAATCTTGCTTAAGAACTGTATACACCCCGTATACATTAACTTTAAAGATCGCAGCCTTTCTGTCTTTGAGGAGGGGTTTGAGTTCTATGATCTTACGATAGAAGAGTACCACAACTACTGTGTGACCATTGAAGATGTGTTAGTACACAACCAATTCTATATGGCTGTTGGAGCACAATACGCTGGTTATGCTGCACGTTACGTATTTGGGCCACAACAAAGACCAATGAGTAATGAGGAGCTTGCCAGGAGACTTGGGTTTGCTAAAGAGAATTGTAAGCCTGGTTTTGCGTGTGGAGGAGGCGATGGCGAACCGCCTAAAAAAGATGATGAAGATGACTGGGAGTGGGTTTATAAGTACGAAGAATATGACCGTAACAAGTTTGAGAAGTCCGCGCGATCCCACGACAAAAGAGCCGAAGAACACAGGGTGAAGCTTCATGAATATGGCAAGAATCCCGATGCGCATGACAATCTAAACAAGCTTAGGGACGCAGGGCGTAATCAGTCAAGAAGAAACGACATTATCAGAAGGCGTATCAAGCACCTGAAGGATGAAATTGATAACCAAACAAAGCAGGCGCAAGAAGCGCGCTTTAAGGCCAATGAAAAAGTGATCAGAAGAAGAGGTTCACGATGACCATTACTATCAAAGAGTTGCTAGAGGTTACACGTATTTTATTGGAATCTCTCGATAAGAGCGAGATCACCCTCAAAGATAGTCTCTACTTAAAGATATGGCACAAGGATATTGATACAGTTCTTAATGATCAAGCGCGTACCCACACCATAGGAGATGCAAACGATGATATTGAGCGTATGAAACAACTTCTTTATGAAGAGAGGGATAGCATGTACCACTATGACTTAGAGAGGCTGGGAGCGATCCTGATTCAAATTGGAGCAACTATCCATGAAGACTAAGATCCATCAACCAGTTATAAAGGTACGTGGGCAAACATTTACCCTCTTTCAAGACCCCGACGGGTTCTTTGCCCAGTGTAACGAGATACCCCACTGTGTAGCATATGCTACAACAAAGCAAGAGTTATGGAGAAACATTAGAAAGAGTCTTGAGTTAGTCAATAAAGAGGACTTATTTAAATGAGAAAGAAATTTGTTCGCTGCTTAACCTGTAACAAAAAAATAGAGTACATCAAGGGAAAGCGTGGATCCTATAAACAGTACTGTAATAAGATTTGTTACTATGCTACTCCGATAAAAAAGCCTGGGGAGGATGTCTTTAAATGTGAATATTGTGGGTTACAGTTTTTTCGTTATATCCACAAGAACTATCAACGACCCCGTTTTTGTAGCAGGGTTTGTTCAGGTAAAGGACGATTTCGGCTTTCTTGGTGGAGAAGGTTATTAAAGAGAATATGGTTCAGCTAATGAAGGAGAGAATAGCGAAGAGCTGTAAACGCTGTAAGAAAGAATTTTTGGTAATGCCTTCAAGAAGTCGCAAGATGTTTTGTAGCAAAGAATGTTCCTGGGCGGATTTAAATGACAAGCCAAAACCGTGCAAGAAAAAGAAGAAGTTTATATGTGCTGAATGTAAGCAGATTTTTTATGGATACAACAATAGAAAAAGAGGCAGAAGTCGTATTTTTTGTTCAAGAAAATGCATGGGTCTGGGTACGCGTGGGCCAACTATTATAATGCCATGGTATAGAAGATTAATTAACAAGTTGCTAGGAACGAAGCGACATGCTTCATAGGTAGATAATGGACAGAATACTTTTAGCATGGATTTGTATTATAACTTTCTGTATAGGTTATTTATCAGCTAGAGGAAGATGATGTTTTATTTCTTTATGCACGTCCTTCACTGGGCAGCGATGCTTCAGAAGGGCCAACAAGTGACCGTGGTTGGAAGATTGA